CTCACGTATTTGTTGGTCAGTAAGAGGATTCCCAGTGTTAACACTTTGCATCTCACCAAGTAAATTTTGTGTAGTTCTACCTTCTTGACGGCCAACAAATTTATCAATAAGATCTGGAGTTACTTTTTGAGCGTCAATAAGCTGCTTAGCAAGATCTGTTTCTATTGCTATTGAAGCAGCAGGATTTCCTATTCCAGTTACTTGTTTTGCGGCATCTCTCAAAGCCATGATATATTCTCCTAAGCGGCAGTAGTATTATATGTAGCTCTAGGCATACCTTGCTCTATAGTTCTTTCTTCTGTACCTTGAGGTCTTTGTGCATTCCAAAGGCCTACTTGATAAGCGTCTGCTCTTCCTTCATTTCTTCTTGCTGATGCTAAATTATATTCCATCATAGGCTTTTGTGTATTCCATAACTCTGCAGCTCTTGCTTGCTTTGCTAGTAACATAGGTTTTGTGAATGTTTCATTGTTATATATACCATATCCTGTTTTGAGCGCATCTGCATAATCTGTTAGACCCAGCTTACCCACCATCTTTTTAAGACCGCTCCATAAACCTTTACTTTCTGGAGGAGGAGGGCTTTTGTCATAAAAATTTGGATTCATCCCCGAAAAACCTCCTTGGTTTCTAAAGAAACTATTTTGTTTTAAGGCATCCAGTTGTCTTGCTAGATCTTCATTTGTGTATGACATAGGGTCTTGTGGGAACACTGGTACTTCTGGAAGGTTACCGTAATTTCTTCTATTTTTATCTGTATTGTAACTATACGTGCCCATGGAACCACCTCGACCGTCTTCTAAATAATTCTGAATGTCCCAAGGTTTATCTGCCATAATTTGTCTCCTTATTTTCTACTACTAATAATATGTAATATTACCTGTATTTAATCTAATTGTCTATCCCTATGCATAAATAGAAGCATAATAATCCGTATCAAATGGTGACATGAATGGAGCAACAGTATTCATTGCATGCCAATCAGTTACCATTGCTTTATAAAACCATGGTCCTGATAATCGTGTATTTTTTACTTTAGATACTGTTCCCAAAGGAGCTCTAAGAGGATCATTACCTGAATATACATCAGTAGAATCTTCTAGTGCATCAATTTCACTCTGCAATCCTAGTCTTTCTCTATTCCAAGCAGATCTTTCTGCAGACAGTTCTTCAGCTAATGTATTAACACTCGCACTTGACATAGATCCTATGCCGTTTAAAGCTGCAAGAGCAAACTTTGCAAGATTCATAGGATTTATAACATTACTAAAATTAAAAGATGTCATATTAGTAAACTGCAATCCTTGAGGATTTACAGTTCCTGGCGTAACTAAACTACCTCCACCAGCACCTATAGTTGCTCCACCTGTAGGTCCATAAGTGCCTATAGGTGCTGTATTTGGAGCTGATCCATATGAAACACTACCTTGGTGTGCGGCCATACCTACCATAGCAACTAAATTAAGAAGCATTGCTAGTCCTTCATTATCTCCAGCTATTTCTGTAATAATCATCTGAATAGCTAGTTGAACAACGAAATCAAAAATTAAACCAGGTAATGCTGCAAGTATAATACCTGCAATAGTACCTAAAGATGCCCCTGCTCCTATAGCTGTGACTAGCTGACCTGCTAAAGTACTTCCTAATGTCTCTCCTAAATAAGCTGCAATTTCCGGTGCGAACACTATTATAACTACAACAATAACAATAATTACCAGAGCTTGAAGAAAACTCATACCTTCTTGCACAATTTTTTCATAATGAGCTACATATATGGATGCGTGAGCTCCTGCTAAAAAGAGTTTACTAACTTTATCATTGGATAAGTCTTTGATAAAATTATGAATAAACGGAACCATTAAGTCCCCTTTATTCCCAAGATTAAATTTAACTACTCTAAAGTGCCCGCTAGATCCATCAACAACTCTACAAGAAGAAATTGGAGCAACTACTGTATAAGCATCTAATCCTGAAGGTTTACAACAATAATAAGTTATTGATTGTCCTATAGTTGTCTCATGAGAAGCTGATTGAACTAACCGTAATACACCTGAACCATTATTTTCATATATTAAATCAGGGGTTAAATGAACTAACTCACTAACAGAACCATCGGCTTCTTGTAAAACAGGAGTGGTGTTGTTATAAACCATACGTTCAGTTACTTGTAACCAATTCGCTGCTTCTGTACTAGTATCACCTGGGTTTACTACACCATTACCGTCTAGAAAGTCTTGTACCTCATCTAGATCATCTGCTTTATAGCCTACGTTGTAGGTCCCTTTTCCAGAAGAAACGTAATAGTTGTATACCAAAACATTATCATCATTAAATTTAGACATATCTGAATAATATATGCCATTCTCTACACTTCCACTATCTGCGTTAATAGCAGTTAGACTAGTGTGCTCGTATGTAATATACGACCATTGATATGCTAATTTGTTATCATCTGTTGTAACTAATATATTATTCTGAGGTTTATCATCTCCTGTTGGAGAATTATTATAAGTACCTTGTGTAACGCCTTGCGAAGGATATAAATTCTCAAACATGGTAAATAAATACGACATTCCTGCTTGAGAGGTATCCCACATACGCACACCAAAATTTACATAAATATGATCTAAATCTCCTGGTGCAAGACCTGATTCATTTAAAATCGTATCAAGAACTGTTTCAGCATCTAAATGGATTATATCTAGTAAGTCTTCAATTTGATCCTTTTTAGTTGTCCCAAAAGTAGTGTAATTAGAGTTATTTAGTCTTAATGGAATGCAGGGAAGTGCTTCAATAGTAGCACCGTCCATATCAATAGGTTCTTCTACTGTATCTAAATCGCTATATGTTCCTTCTCCTACTTTATATATAAATAGGTATTGCCTAGAAGGAGCACTATTTCTGTAATAAAACGAGACATAGTGTAATTGAGCTGGTTTGGTAGGTGCTGTATACGGAAGAGTTCTGGTTATAGCCCCAACATTTGCTGCGTTATAGACTTTAATAGTATAGGTATCTGGGGTTGAGTTATAAACAATATCATTAAGATCAACTTGCCATCGTTCATCTGCAAATACTTCATCTGAAGTAGTTGTTTCACTAGTTATATCGATATCAAAATGATTAGTAGATGCAGTTACTTGAACGGTATCTGAAGCAGGAGTGGCAGCACTAGTACTAGTTGTAGAGTAATCTACCCCTATTGTATTAGTTCCTACATTATATTCTTTATTTTCTTGAAGCCAATACTGGACCCAATCTTTCTTAGATAATGCTCTTAAATAAGACCCTTCAGGAGTACAAGGAACACCGTTGAGAGTATTTAATGCAGCTGTTAACTCAGTGTAATCTATAGTTAAAATATAGGATTCTACAGTAGGGAGATTTTCGAAATAATTTCCATTATCTATAAAATTCATAAAATCTTGTACATTACCCTTAAGACTACGAAATACACTGTGATAAATCAGATTACTGATAAGATCTTGACCATTTAAAATACTACGGATAAGGGAATTTAGGAGGGGGTTCTTCTTATCTACATCTTCAAACAGAGGGATATTATGTACTTCATAATATTCAATAACTTGACTACTTCCACCATCAAAACCAAGTAGCACCATGATGGCTTGTATAATCATCTCAACTATTTGTACAACAGTTTCGACTATTGCTACAACAACATCAACGACAGCTTCAAGAATAGAGGCTATAAAACTCATTAAACGCCCTCCTATTAAGTAGGCTCGGCGTTAGTTATTTGGGTATTAATATTACCTGTACCTGTTGTGTTTAAGGCAGTTACTCCCGTAGATGCTGTACCCGCTGTAGAAATATTAATAGCCCAAGCATCTAAAAGAGTTTTAAGGTATTTCTGATCTGCATTCCATTGGAAACCTTTTGCCTGTTCAGTAACTAAATTATTTGCTTTACCTATTACACTAGTAGATGTAGGAGCTACTTTAGTTGTTTTTTCAGTTTGAGCAAATTCTGTGATCTCTTTCTGGAATAATAAAGACTCTTCAGCATTGCCTTTTTGCATGCCTATTGTGTAAGCTACAGCCTGTTGTACAGTAGCCTGTATTGCTGTTAAATATACTGTCGCATAATCACTGCCAGTAATTCGACCTAAATTAAACTGAGCAGCCATATGAGCATTAACAGTCTCCATCATGTCGTCAAATACACCGGTACCTGTTACTACATTACTAGCATCCGTGGATACACCAGCAGTTAAATTAGCAATAGTGATGGCCATTAGTTCACTCCCACATTAAATCCTGCTGTAGTTTGTTGATCAGCAAGTCTTTTTATTTCTGCATTAGTAAGATCTGGTAAAATTTGTACATTAAATTTCTTAGTTAAATATGGTTCTAAAACTTTTTCACCATTA